TCGGTGGTCGAATGGATTGTTAACCGATTATCCGACGAGGATTAAAATGCCTAAAAAGAAAGACGAACAGATCTCAGTACGCGAGTCAATCAAAGCTGCTGGTAGTAATGGTAACCTCAGCAAGAACGAGGTCCTGAAGATCTCAAATCAGACTGGTAAGGATGTCGATCAGGTCATCCGCCAGCTTGATAAGGTCAACGCAAACAGTGCAGCTGATAACAAGGCACCTATTGGTCTTGGTAGTGCAGCATTCAACAGCTTGCTGCAGACCCCAACATCACGTCCCATCATGGGTCAGTCACCGTCAAGCCTTGGCCTGAGTGATCCGTACAACAACTATGGCAGCGGTGCTATTGGTCAGGCAATTCTTCAAGCCAAGCCGTCTAATACCATCACAAGTGGGAATGGTGGTCCGACTACTAGTCAAAGCGTTGCAGGTACAGGTCGGATCCCTCAGGGTCAGCAAGTGTTTGGTTCCTACAACGGAGCACCACAGCTGCAGATCAAGCCACAGGCAACTGTGAATGCTGGTTATTCCGGCAGTGGGCCTGGTCCTTATGACGGAATGGAAATCAAACCATTTGATCCAAATGGCCCCGGTCCTTTGGCTCCTGGAACTGGTGCTGGTGGTGGAGAAGTCGCACCGCTTCCTCTTCCCAAAGAAGAAGAGCCACTTGCCCCTAGCTATCAGTCTTCTAACAACGCTGCACTGTATGGCAATGCTGGTGGCTTCAAGCAGAACAAGTCTTCTTGGAAGCGATCTGGTAAGTCCAACAACGGTACTAACAACCTAAAGATTAACGCAACCAAATCTGCCTCAGGTGTAGGCATTAACACACGCGGCTTCTAACCAATTATGAAAGCAAAAGGCAGGTACGATTACCTGACCAAAGACCGTTCCCAGTTTCTTGATGTAGCTGAACAATGTTCTCAGCTCACCCTCCCGTTCCTGATCAACCAGGATGATAACAATCAACGGGGTGGTCGTGGTCGCATCCAAACTCCTTGGCAAAGCGTTGGCGCAAAGGGTGTAGTTACCTTGGCATCTAAATTGATGCTAGCTCTGCTACCACCACAAACCAGCTTCTTTAAGCTTCAGGTAAACGATGCGAAACTCGGTGAAGATATCCCAGCAGAAGCTCGCTCTGAAATTGATCTGAGCTTCGCCAAGCTAGAGCGTCAAGTGATGGATGCCATTGCTGCTTCTAGTGATCGAGTCATTATCCATCAAGCCATCAAGCATTTGGTGGTGGGTGGTAATGGTTTGATCTACATGGGTAAAGATAACCTGAAGTTCTACCCGCTGAATCGCTACGTCGTTGAACGAGATGGAAATGGCAATGTCATTGAAATCGTAACCAAAGAAAAGATCAGTCGAAAGCTTCTGCCATTCCTCCGTCAAGAGCTGCCCAACCCAGTGGGTGATGACGGCTCTGAAAACGACGAGGATGTAGATGTCTATACCCATGTCCGTCGAGACAACAACCGATGGATCTGGCACCAGGAGGTGTTCGATAAGATCATCCCCACTTCCCTAGGTAAGGCACCACTTGATGCCAGCCCCTGGCTCCCACTTCGCTTTAATATCACGGAAGGAGAGTCGTACGGGCGTGGTCGCGTTGAAGAGGTACTAGGAGACCTACGATCACTTGAAGCCTTGATGCAGGCGCTGGTAGAAGGTTCTGCTGTAGCTGCCAAGGTTATCTTCACGGTATCCCCTAGCTCCACCACTAAACCCCAGACCATTGCTGCTGCTGGTAACGGTGCCATTGTCCAGGGTCGTCCCGACGACATCCAAGCAATCACTGTTGGTAAGACAGCAGATTTCAAGACTGCATTTGATGTGGCTAGTGTCTTGGAACGTAGGATCAGCGAATCAATGCTTATCCTTAATCCACGACAGAGCGAACGCACTACAGCCGAAGAGGTCCGCCTCACTCAAATGGAGCTGGAATCACAACTCGGCGGCCTATTCTCCCTGTTGACTGTTGAGTTCTTGGTTCCTTATCTGAACCGTAAGCTTGCAGTAATGCAGCGTAATCAGGAGATCCCCAAACTTCCTAAAGGTCTTGTTAGCCCAACCATTGTGGCTGGTATCAATGCCCTTGGTCGTGGTCAGGATCGGGAGTCTCTCGCTACCTTCCTTACGACACTGGCCCAAACCCTTGGACCTGAAGTACTTGGCAGGGAAGTTAACACTAACGAAGCTGTCAAACGCTATGCAGCTGCGATGGGTATCGATGTCCTTAACCTCATCACCTCGATGCAGGATCAGGAACAAGCCAAGCAGAAGCAACTGAACATCCAGAAGGAACTGGAGATGACCAAACAGATTGGTCAACTTGCAGGGACTCCAATGATGGATCCTTCCAAGAACCCCCAAGCAATGGAGATGCTACAAAATGGACCAGGCAGCACCCAGCCGCCCCAAGCGATGCAAGAACCCCCCGGTCAGCAACCCCCTCCCGCCTGAAGTACAGGTTGAGATGTCTGACAACCCAAATAAATACGCTCGTCGTATCAAGATTGGGCGACCCACTATTGGCAACGAAAACAAGGTTGAGACCATCGGTCTTGGCAATCTGGAAGTAACCACCATTTATGGCAAACGAACTGACGTATGATCCAACTGACTATGATGCACCTGAATTCTCTCCTGAAGAGATTGAGGCGCTGAGGGTTGGTGAACAACTTGCTGCTGAACAAGAAGCACTTCTTGCTGGCAAGTACCGTGATGCAGAAGAGCTTGAGCAAGCTTACCTAGAACTACAACGTAAGCTTGGTTCTCGGGATGACTCCGAGCAAGTTGCTGAGGATGACCCGCAGCAGACTGATGACGAGGAAGAAGAGCTTACCTATGACAGCTCTATTCTTGATGCAATCTTGCAGCAAGCTGCTAGTGGGGAGTTTACTGATGATGTCTTGGATGCTGTGGAGCAACTCTCTGCAGCCCAAGTCATTGACATGTTCTTGGAGAGGGATCCTGTAAATGGAGTTGCACCTCTCAGTGAGAATGATGTCGCCGAATTCCAAGACATGGTTGGTGGCCAACAAGCCTACAACGACATGGTGATGTGGGCTGCACAAAACCTACCTCAACAAGAAGTTCAGGTCTTTGACCAAGTGATGGAACGTGGTGATCCTCAAGCGATCTACTTTGCTATCCAATCCTTGTCTTACCGCTACCAGGATGCACAAGGCTATGACGGAGAACTCCTGACTGGTCGTGCTCCTGCTGTTGGTGGTGAAGGTTTCCGATCTCAAGCAGAGGTGGTACGAGCAATGAGTGATCCTCGTTACGACAACGACCCTGCTTACCGTCAGGATATCTTTGACAAGCTTGAACGATCTAACCTCCAATACTGAGGCGGTGTAAGAAAAGGCTATCCCTCCTGCGAGTGGTGGATGGCCTATATGTGTTGACGGAGATAAGAACGTCCTTTGCTTCTATCTCATGCTACCTCTTCTAACAACTCTGTCGGTGATTAGTTCATGGTACGGTCCTGGCTTCCACGGTAACCTCACTGCGAGCGGATCTCGATACAATCAAAACGGCCTTACTGCTGCTCATAAGACACTACCGTTTGGGACCAGGCTTCGTGTCTGCTTACAACGGTGTGCTGTGGTGACGGTCAATGATCGAGGACCCTATGCCCATGGCAGGGAACTTGATCTCAGTAAAGGTGCGGCTGATACTATCGGTCTCACTGCCTCTGGTGTTGGACGAGTCACAGTCACACGACTCAACTAACTACATAGCACAATCATGGCACGTGCAAATCCCTTTGATCCGAAGGTCTCTTCGGTATCTGCTGTTCAATATGTCACCTCCACTGCTGGCTCTGAAGCTTTTCGCAGTGCATACGGTCAAGCAAATCAAACCCTCACTGAACTGAGTCCTAAGGGTACGAAGGTTCAAGCTGGTGGAGCTGCCTGGGCTTAAGGCTGCAGGTATTTAGATCAGGGGCACCTCAGAGTCGGACCCCTTTTCTCTTGGCACAGGCCGTCTACGGACGATACCCTTTGCCATTGACAGTTCGGAGAGACGAACAAAAAAACAAAACAACACCGAATGCACATGACTTCTTTGTCTTGTGAATTCCTAACCGGTTAGGGAGAACTTTAGCAACTCTCTCTTTTCTAACAATGGCTAACACCACTCAATCGCCTTTTGGC